CCGCCGTGAGATCAGTCTACACGCCGTAGCGCAGATGTCAAGCATCTACTGCGGTGGCGCGTTGGGATGCGGGATCAGGGGCAACTGTTCGGGATTTCCGAAAGGTTGGAGAGATCACCCCCACAAAAGACCAACCCCCACCGCGCCAGGTGGGGGTCGTCCGCGATCCGGTGGGTGCCGGGGCTCACACACCGCGCCAGAGAGGGGAGAGACGAGGGCGCGTAGTGGTGTGATCTCTTTCTACTCACCATCCCGCTGGTAGGTCAACTCCGCCGCGTCGGTCGGTAGTATGGTAGTGGGGCTTATTCTAAGCCCCCACTACCTACCTACTACCTCGGTCCGCCTCGCCCCCGGTAGGTAGTTACCGGAAACTACCAGAAAACTACCTCCCTACCGTGCGAAATCACCCGCAAAAACTGCGGCAAAAAACCGCAGGCTAGTCCGCCTGTTTTGCACAGATCAGGGCGCTGGATCTCTCCTGATCACAGATCACCCACCCGTGATCTGTCGGCTTGATGAACCCCGCATCCAGCAGTTCGCGGATCATGCTCCCGGCCTGACCCGGCTTGGTGGCCTGATTGGCGCTGGCTGGCTTCATGCCGAGGTTGACCTCGAGGTGGTTTCGCAGCGCGGCGCGGCTGACGTAGGGGCACCCGTCGACCAGCTCGCATCCGCTGCCCCACCATGCGTTCTCAAACGCCTTGCGGTGCTTTGGAAAACCCTTCTTTTCAGTCGGCGCAGCAGCCGGCGCCGCTTCCTGCTCGAGCACGGCAGACGACACCGGCTGGCCATCCTCGTCCACCCACCCTGGGATCACGACGCTGACCAGCTTCCCGTGGACCGGCTCCAACATCTCGGCGTCCTTGGACTTCCGCTGGGTAATGGTAATGGGCCTGTCGTCCTTCGCTGGCGTTACGCTGATTTCGATGTCCAACGCACCGCGCCATGCCGACGATCCCCGCGCACGTGCCTGCGCTTCCTCCGACACACCGGTGTGGTGAACGAGGAGCACGGAGCATCCGAAGTCGCCCATGAGGCTTGAGCACGCCGCCAACATGGCGCGGGTGTCCTGCGCGCTGTTCTCGTCGCCGGACAAGAACCGGTGGAGGGTGTCCACCACGATCAGGGACGGCCGCACCCCGAGCGCCATCACGTTGGCCTTCACCCGGTTCAAGCCCTCGGCGGTGTCGAGGTCGCACCCGTCTCGGGACAGCCACATGGAGAGCTTCCCGGCCCCGTGCTTCACCTTCCAGGCCGCCACACGACCACGGAGGCCGTGATGGCCCTCGCCGGCGAGGTAGACCACCGGGCCGGGCTTCACCCGGCACCCGAACCACTCGCGAGCGCCGGCCGCCATGCGCAGGCACCAGTCGAGGACCACAAAAGTCTTGCCGCCGCCCGAGGGGCCATGGACCATGATCAAGGCCGACTCTTGAAGCAGGGACGCCAGATCCTTGCCGGCTTGGACGTAGTCGTTGGCGTCGCCGAGGATGGGCGGGACCACAAACCGGCATCCATGCTTGGCTGCCGCCTGCTCTGCGTACCGCTGTCCGACGCCGCTCTTGTCAGCGTCCGCCACGACACAGAGGTCCGCACCCGGCAGGCGCTCCTTCCACGTCCCCACGACGGGCACGAGGTTGGAGGCACTGTAGGCCACCACGACCGGGCGCCCGCTCACCTCGTGGACGGTGGCGCCGGTGGCGTAGCCCTCGACGATGTACGTCACGCCCTCGGGATCCATCTCCCCGATCAGGGTGAAGCACCCGCCCGTCTGCCCGCCGGGGTGGTAGAGCTTGCCGCCGGTGGCGTCGATATATTGGAGCGACGCGAGCTCGTCCTCTGGCGAGTAGAGCGGAGCCACAAGGCGCCCGTCGCCGGTGACGCGGAGATCGTGGGGCTTGATCCCCTTGCGCACCAGGTAGGGGTGATCTGCCGGCGCTGGCGCCACGTCCTCCCAGATGCGGGACACCACGTCGCTCGCCACCTCATGGCGTGCTTCCGCCTCGGCGTCGCGCTGGGCCTTCACCTCGGCCATGCGGCGCGCGTGCTCCACCTCTTCCGCAGCAGACAGCCGGCGCCCGATGTCCGCCCGCCACGTCTCGTCGAGGCCGGTACGCCAGTCGCCGAAGCGCCCGGCGGGGACGCCGTCGGCGTAGGCGATGTACCAGCCCGACTTTTCCTTGCCGGCGGACGCTTTGAACCGGTGGATCTTGCCGTCGAGGACGACCGACGCCGGAGGATCGATGCCCGCCACCTCCATGGCGCGGATCAGCTGTTCCTCTGGTGTGCCGGGGTCTTGTGGGATGAAGGCGCCACCGAAGTAGCGGGTGAGATCAGCCACGGAGCACCCCCTTCAAGTAGCCCTCGAGGAGCACCAACGTCGACGGGTGGGCCTCCGCTTCGCCCTTCAGGAAGCGGTAGATGGTCCCCCGCGACAGCCCGGTGGCCTTCGCCACGTCCTTGATCTTGATTCCCCGGTCCGCCATCGCGGCCCTGATCTGCTCTGCTGACATCGTGCCTCCGTTCGTGCTTGACTGTTCCATATGGTGCCTGTAGTGTCCATATGCAACGGCGCAACCCGATCACCGGACCGCGCCACAACGGAGGGCCGCATGGCCATTGCACTGAAGAGGACGGGCAGCCTGTCTGCGCCGTTTGTCAAAGTCCTGATCCCGGGTGAGTCCGGCGCAGGCAAGACCCGGGCGCTTGCCCACCTCGACGACATCGTGATCCTGTCTGCAGAAGAGGGGCTTCTCTCCATCCGACAGGCGGACAAGCCCTACATCCAGATCAACGGCATCGACGATCTCTACGAGGCGTATGCGTGGCTGACGGAGTCCGCCGAGGCTCGCCAGTTCAACGCGGTGGGGATCGACTCGCTGTCCGAGATCGCCGAGGTGGTGCTGGCCGACGAGCGCAAGCCGGGCACCAAGGGCGCCAAGGATCCGCGCGCGGCCTACGGCGAGATGCAGGACAAGATGGCCGGCGTCATCCGCGCCTTCCGTGACCTGCCGAACCGCCACGTCGTCATGACGGCGAAGATCGAGAAGGGCGCCACGGAGATGGGCGAGGTCCGCTACGTCGCCAGCATGCCGGGCAAGAAGCTGACCGCCGACCTGCCCTACTTCTTCGACGAGGTGGTGGTGGTCCGCGTCCACCGCACCGGCGAGACGGTGGAACGCGTCTTCCAGTGCCACGACGATGGCGTCTGGCATGCCAAGGACCGGTCTGGCCGCCTCGACATGTGGGAGCCGTACGACCTGAAGGCGCTGATCGGGAAGATCGGGGGTGCGCCGTGATCGACCTACTCACCGCCTGGATGGAAGCCAAGGAGGCGGAGCGCGCAGCGCAGGAACGCCGGCGCGACCTCGAGGACCAGATCGCCGCCGCCCTCAAGGTGCCCGCCGACCTCGATGGCACGATGCGGCGCGACTTCGACGACGTCGAGGTCAAGATCGTGGGGCGCATCGATCGCAAGGTCGACACCGACGCCCTGCAAGACCTCGCCCGCGAGGCTGGGCTGACCGACCACCTGTCGGCCCTCTTTCGATGGAAGGCCGAGATCAACGCGAAGGCGTGGGACCGCGCCGACGAGAGCATCACCAAGCCCCTGACCGGGGCGATCACCACGAAGCCGGGCCGTCCCAGCTTCAGCATCACGAAGAAGGAGCAGTGAGACATGGCCAAGCTTGACACCGCATACGTCGCCGACGATCTCCCGAAGGGCGATCGCGACTTCTCCCCGATCCCCGCCGGCTGGTACGCCGGCACCATCTCGCAGGCCGAGGTGAAGCAGACCAACGCCAAGACCGGCAGCTACATCAAGCTGCGGATCGACGTGACCGGTCCGTCGCACCAGGGTCGGGTGCTGTTCTCCAACATCAACCTGCGCAACCCGAACCCGAAGGCCGAGGAGATCGGGCAGCAGCAGCTCGGTGAGTTGATGCGCGCCGTCGGCCTGCCCCGCCTCGAGGACACGGATCAGCTGATCGGGCGCCCTGTCTCGGTCAAGGTCGTCATCAAGGAGTCAGCCGAGTTCGGCACACAGAACGAGGTGAAGGGCTACAAGGCGATCGGTGGCGGCGCGCCGTCGGCTCCGTCGTCAGTTCCGGCTGGTGGCAAGACGCCGCCTTGGGGGAAGAAGTGAGCGGGCCGTCTCTGGAAACCGAAGCCGAGGCGCTGGAACGGCGCAAGGTGGAGGCTCTTGAGAAGATCGCCGAGGCGCTGGCCAAGATCACCAGCGCCATTCACGAGGACGAGTTTTCGGGCAGGGCCTACATCCGAGTCCTCGACCGCTGACAGCCAAACGGGGGCGCCCTTGGCCCCCTTTTTTCTGGTGACCCATGGCCCCCATCCCTCCCCCGCGCAGCCTCACCGCCGAGGCGATCGACCGCTACCACGAGGCCCGCCAGGAGCCCCCGCGCCCCCACATGGGGTGCAGCGAGCTGGGCCACGAGTGCGACCGGTGGCTCTGGCTCAAGTTCCGGTGGGCCGTCATCGAGCCCTTCAGCGGGCGCATGCTGCGGCTGTTCCGCCGTGGCCACCGTGAGGAGCCCACGATTCTCGGCGACCTCCGGGCGATCGGGTGCGTCATCGACGAGGGTGAGCAGCAGCGCGTGGACTTTGGGTGCCATGTGTCCGGCTCCGTCGACGCCGTGATCCGGTCTGGCGTGCCCGAGGCGCCGAAGAAGGCCCATGTCGCCGAGTTCAAGACGCACAGCGCCAAGTCGTTTGACGACCTCGAGAAGCACGGCGTGGAAAAGTCCAAGCCGCGCCACTTCATTCAGATGCAATGCTACATGCACGGCCTCGGCATCGACCGGGCGCTCTACCTCGCCGTGTGCAAGGACGACGACCGCATCTACACGGAGCGGGTGCGTTATGACCGCGACGTCGCCGAGAATGCGATCGCGCGTGGCAAGCGGCTGGCCATCGTCGACGAGATCCCGCCGCCGCTGAGTCATGACCCGTCGTGGTGGAAGTGCAAGATGTGCCCCGGGCACTCGTTCTGCCACCAGCCTGCGACCCGCGACGTGCCCCGTTCCTGCCGGACGTGCGCTCACAGCACGGCGAAGGAGGACGGCACCTGGCGCTGTGAGCGCCACGACTACGAGCCGATCCCCGTCGCAAACCAGCGGATGGGATGCACCGACTACGAGACGCACGACCACATGGTGAAGCTGTGAAGATCAGGGACTACCAGCGCCGCGCCATTGACGAGGTCATGGAGTGGATGCGCCACAACGAGGGCCACCCGTGCCTCGTCCTCCCGACGGGCGCCGGCAAGAGCGTGGTGGTTGCCACCATGTGCAAGGAAGCGCTGACGGAGTGGCCCGAGACGCGGATTCTCATGCTCAGCCACGTCAAGGAGATCATCGAGCAGAACGCCGAGCGCATGCGCGCCGTGTGGCCTGCGGCGCCGATGGGCATCTACCACGCCGGCATGCGTCGTCGTGACCTCGGGGAGCCGATCACGTTCGCCGGCATCCAGTCGATCCGCAACCGTGCCGCCGACGTCGGGCACGTCGACCTGTGCATCATCGACGAGTGCCACCTGGTCAACCACGACGACGAGGGCAGCTACCGGCGGTTCATCGGCGAGCTGTCCCAGATCAACCCGTGCATGCGCGTGATCGGGTTGACCGCGACACCATACCGTCTCGGCCACGGCTACATCACCGACAAGCCGGCGCTGTTCGATGGCCTCGTGGAGCCCGTCAGCATCGAGGAGCTGCTGGCCCGCGACTTTCTGTCGCCGCTGCGGTGCAAGGCAACACAGAAGCGTTTCGACACGTCCGCCATCCACAAGCGTGGCGGCGAGTTCATCGAGTCCGAGCTTCAGGACCTCGTCGACACCAGCGAGCAAAACGCCGTCGTCGCCGACGAGATTGTGGCCAACGCGACGGGCCGCAAGTCGTGGCTGGTGTTCTGCACCGGTGTTCGCCACGCCGAGCACATGCGAGACGCACTGCGCGCTCGTGGTGTCGTCACGGAGTGCATCACCGGCGACACGCCGAAGGGTGATCGAGAGCAGATCATCGCCGACTTCAAGGCCGGCAAGATCACGGCGATCACAAACGCCAACGTGCTGACGACGGGGTTTGACGCCCCATGCGTCGACCTGATCGCGTTCTGCCGTCCGACGATGTCGGTCGCCCTCTACATGCAGATGTCCGGACGCGGGCTGCGCAAGGCGCCGGGCAAGACCGATTGCCTCGTCCTGGACTTCGCCGGCCTCGTTTCGCAACACGGCGTCATCACGGCGCCGAGGGTGAAGGGTCCGGGCGGGTCCGGTGAGCAGCCGGTCAAGGTGTGCCCCGGTCTTGTGGGGGACCGCGAGTGCGCCGAGCTCGTGCCCATCCACGTCATGGTGTGCCCGGCCTGCGGGCACCAGTTCCCGGTGAAGGAGAAGGGCGGACAGGCCGAGCGCCCGCAGCTCGTCGACACCGACATGGTGTTTGGCATCAACCCTGACGACGTCCAGACGCTCGAGGTCACGGAGTGGTCGTGGCGCAAGGTGGTGAGCAAGTCCGGCAAGGACATGCTGACGGTGACCTACTATGGCTGTCTCAGCGACAAGCCGGTGACCGAGTATTTGACGGTGCTCCATGACGGCTACGCCGGGCGCAAGGCGTGGACGACGGTGACGAAGATGGCGCAGGAGGTGGCTGGCCACCTGCCGCCGGACCTGATCGCCAACGCTGACCTTGACGCCGTGTGTGCGGCGTTCAACGCGGCCCCGCATCCTGCGGAGATCCGCTACACGACAGAAGGCAAGTTCCACACGATCACGAGGAGAACATGGACCGACCAAAAGTCTTGAAGCAATGGGACGACGAGTGCACGTCGTTGCGCGAGCGGATGCCGAGGGTGTGTTTCAACTGCTTCCACATGGACCACCACACCGGCGTGTGCGGCGTGCATGGCGAGGTGCCCCCCGCCGACTTCGCCGAAACCCCCAACGCCTGCCCCGACTGGAAGGATGAGGTGCCGTTTTGAAGACCGAGCATGAAGAGCAACGCGAGTTCGTCCAGTGGATGCGCCAGACGCACCCAGACGTGTGGCTGTACGCGATCCCCAACGGTGGCCACCGTGGAGCCAGCCAGGGCGCCCGGCTCAAAGCAGAGGGCGTTACGCGCGGCGTGCCGGACCTCCATGTCCCGGCCCTCCGGCTGTGGATCGAGTTCAAGCGGTCCGACGGTGGCGTCGTGTCGCCGGACCAGCGCCGGTGGCATGAGTACCTGCGCGGGATCGGTGATCGGGTGATCGTGGCGCGCGGGAAGGAAGAGGCGATCAAGGCGATCACTGATCTGCTCTAACCACCGCATCCAAAAGCCACGCCACAAGAATCGCACGCATGTGCTTGACACCTGCGCTACTGGTGTGTACGCTGTGGATGTGGCCGGCAGGGGTGCCGGTCCGAAACGAGGAGAGACACCATGACCAACGTTATCCGCACCTTCGCCAGCAAGCCCTACGTCGTCGTCGACCGTGAGAAACGCTCGGTCATCGGCAGCAGCGGCAACCTTGCCCACGCCCGCGCTCTTGGCGCTAGCGTCGTCGGCGAGAACGGCTACGCCATCGTCGACCTCTCCGACGTCGCCGGCTTCGAGGCTGCCGCGCTGAACGCTGGCGACATCAAGGGCGCCAAGGTC